AAACCAGTGGATCTATGGAGATATATAATCCTATTTTATCTCAAGGTAATAATCAAGTTGCGAGATTGCAGCCAAACTCTATCAATATGAATTCAAAACGAATTAGAGTTGGTATTGGAACCTCTCTAGCAGATACTGTTCTCACATTGGGTAACACGGTTAATCAATTAGGATTTAATGATGGGGATAATACTTACACTGCTGCATCAAACGCAAGTGGTAATTTTGTAGGTAGTGCTGGTATAGGAACAGGTAATATGGGTATTGTTAATGCAGGTTTAGGATTTACTCCTGCATCTGGAACATTTGATTATGTCGGAGTTGCTCTTTCTAATGTAACTGCTGGTGGTGATTTCATGACTGCGGATATAAGAGTGACTGATGGTGTTGTAGCCATAGCAACAATTAGATCTTCTGGTAGTGGATTCCAAAGAGGTGATGTTCTTGGTATAGGAACAATAACCGCATCAGATGGAACTGTTGTATCTGGTAGAAATGCAAGACTTTCTATTGTTTCAATTGGTAGCACAGAAGAATTAATATTAGATAATGTTCAAGGAGATTTTGCTCTCAATGGAAGAATGACATATACACATCCAATTACTGGATTAACAACGTCATTAAACACAACCGTTGGTGCTTCTAATACTCATGCTAGAATTACCACATTAAAGAAAATTACAGAGGTAAGTGATGGATTGCATTTTACAGTTGATCATAGAAACCATGGTATGCATCATGAGACAAACAGAGTAACACTTTCTCAAGTAGAATCTGATGTTGTTCCTACAAAACTATCATTACCTTATAATTCAACATCAACTTCAACAATATCTGTTGTTAGCACTGATAACTTTACCACCTTTGAGAATGTTGCAGTTGGAGCAACAAATCCAGGCCTATTACAGATTGGGGATGAGGTAATTCAATATACTGGTGCTTCTGGTGGATCAATCACTGGTATAACAAGAGGAAATAATGCATCAGCATATATTAAAGGAACTTCTGTTCGTAAATATGAATTAGGTGGTGTATCTCTAGCCAGAATTAATAGAACTCATTTACTAAGTGATATTACAGATAGAGATCCTAATCCAATTACATTTGATAGTTACACTCTTAAGATTGACACTGGAGAGTTAACTACTGCACAAACTGGTTTACCATTTGCAGCATTGAATAGACAGAGTGCATCAAGTGCAGCAAGTAATCCTAAATTATACTTTAACGATACTAAATCTGTTGGTGGATATGATGCTCACGCAACACAAAATATTCCTTTCCAAATTATCTCACCAAACATCTCTCATGTAACTGTTCCTGGCACTACTGTATCTGCTAATATGAAAACCATATCAGCAGCAAGTCTTGGTAATGGAATGGGTCAAGGATCTGATTTACCTTTCTTAGATAAAGGAAGTGAATCTATAACTTTAAATAAAACAAACTATTTAAGCTCTCCTAGAATGATAGCATCTAGGATTAATGAAACAAACAATTCAGTGATTCAAAACTTCTCTGGTGATAGATCTTTTAACATGACACTTACACTAGAAACAAGTAATCCTAATTTATCTCCTGTTGTAGATTTACAAAGAATGAGTGCAGTTTTAGTTTCTAACAGAGTTGATGCTCCTATTACAAACTACAAAGAAGATTCTAGAGTTAATTCTCTACTTGAAGATCCAACATCATGTCAATATGTTTCTAGAGAAAATACTTTAGCAAACTCTGCTTCATCAATAAAAGTATTACTTAGTGCACATATTAATGAATTCTCTGATATAAGAGCATTTTATGCAATTAGTGCTACTCCTAATTTTGATCCAATATTTGAACCATTCCCTGGCTATAAGAACTTGGATAATAATGGTCAAATAATTGATTCTTCTCAGAGTGATGGTTTACCTGATAGACTTATTCCTAAAACTGATGTTGGTGGATTTGATAGTCATGAAGTAACATTTAAAGAGTATGAGTTTAACATAGATGAACTTCCAGAGTTCAAATATTATAGATTTAAATTTGTTCTTACATCAACAAATCAAACTTATGTTCCAAGAGTTTCTGATTTAAGAGTTATCACTTTAGCATAATGTCAAATTACATCCCAGTTGAAGGTAACAATGATTTGGTTAGAGATCCAAAAACTGATCAAATTATTAACACTAATGTAAGTGCTTATGAACAATACATCTCTCAACGTAAAAGACGTAAACTTGAAAAAGAAAAATCTTTATCTGTTGAACAGGATCTTGCTAGTTTGAAAAGTGAAATGAATGAGATCAAATCTCTACTAAAGGAGTTAGTCAATGGCAAATAAAAAAATTACATTTGATCCAGAAGCAGGTGTAGGATATCCCTGTAATTTTGTTATGAATGGTGGTGCTAACTTCACAGGAACATTTGAAGTAGTGGATACCTCTAACACTGGATTTAATTTTTCAACAACTAATGCAGTTGGTATTGCCACAACTACTGGGTGGACAGGATCTTCTCAGATGACAAAAAGTGTTTCTATTGGATCAACTGGTTTTCCTGTAGCAACTTTTTCTGTTGGTATTGATACTACTAGTGCCACTGCAGGAAAGATTACAATTTCATTAGGATCAACTGCTACAAGAACTTTAAGTGAGGGTAGATATGTATATGATGTTATTGTCAGTTCTGGGGCCACTTTCTATAGGATCATAGATGGAACAATCTTGGTTCGACCAGGTATTTCATCAGCAATATAAATATGATAGAGGTATAGTATAAATGGCTCAACCATCCACCCGATCAGAATTAATTACCTATGCTAAAAGGCAGTTAGGTGCACCAGTATTGGAAATCAACGTTGCAGATGAGCAAGTTGAGGATATATTGGATGATGCTATTCAATATTTTCAAGAACGTCATTTTGATGGTGTATATCCAACATTTTTAAAATATGAAATTACCGAAGATGATATAAAAAGAGGAAGGTCAAGAGGAGGAAATACTGATAATGTAGGTATCACTACACAAACAGCAACATCAACAATTGATGGTCAAACAGTTTCATTTAGTTTTAATGAAACATCAAATTATTTACAAGTTCCACCAGACATTCTTGGTATTACAAAAGTCTTTCATTTTGACGGATCTAATAGAATGGCAAGTGGTATGTTTAGTTTAAAATATCAGTTGTTTTTAAATGACATATATTATTATGGATCAACTGAATTGTTGACCTATGCAATGACAAAGACATATCTTGAAGATATAAATTTCTTATTGACCACGCAGAAACAAATTAGATTTAACAAAAGACAGGATAGATTGTATCTTGATATTGATTGGGCTAGCATCACTGCTGGTGAGTTTCTTGTAGTGGATTGTTACAGAACATTGGATCCTAATGATTATGCAAGAGTTTTTAATGATTCATTTTTAAAAAGATATTTTACTGCACATCTTAAAAAGCAGTGGGGTCAAAACTTAATGAAATTTCAAGGAGTTAAATTACCTGGTGGAGTCGAATTAAATGGTAGACAAATCTATGATGATGCAATCAATGATATAACAATCATCAGAGAGCAAATGTCTAGCACTTACGAACTTCCACCTCTTGACTTCATAGGTTAATATAATGGCACTAAATCCGTTTTTTCAACAAGGCTCCTCTGGTGAACAAAGTCTCGTTCAGTCTTTGATTAACGAGCAGTTGAGAATGTACGGTGTAGATGTTCATTATATGCCAAGAAAATATTTAACTGAGAAATCAATATTAAAAGAAGTAGTTCAATCTAAATTTGATGATGCATATCCTATAGAAGCATATATTGATAACTTCGATGGTTATGATGATATGCCATCAACATTATCAAAGTTTGGTATACAAGCAACTAACGAAGTAACATTAATCATATCAAGAGAGAGATTTGAAACTTACATATCTCCCCTAATGAAAAATGAATCTAATGTCAAACTTTCCACAAGACCAAAGGAAGGGGATTTAATTTATTTTCCACTAGGTGATCGTTTGTTTGAAATCAAATATGTAGAGCATGAGAAACCATTTTATCAATTAAGAGAGAACTATGTTTACAAATTAACTTGTGAACTATTCCGTTATGAGGATGAGGTAATTGATACAGGTGTTGAAGAGATTGATGATACTTTAGGTGGTATTGAGGGAGCAGATGGAGAAGAGATTCTTATTGGTTCTGGTGGAACACAAAAACTAACTCTTGTAGGAACTGCATCTCAAGCAACTGCATCAGTCGGTATAATCAACGGTGGTATTCAACAAATATTCCTCACAAATAGAGGTAAAGGATTTACATTTGCACCAAGAGTTGCTATATCATCAGCTCCTTCTGGAGGATTGACAGGTATCGCCACATCTAAATTACTAAGTGGAGTTGCCATTGAGGGTAATATTAGTGATAGCAAAAAGTCTGTTGTTCAATTTGTTGATTTAGTAAATCCTGGCTTTGGATATACTTCTAATCCTACCATACAGGTAATTGGAGACGGAACAGGTGTTGCTGCAACGTCTAAGATAGAGAATGGTGTCGTTGGTATTGTTACAATCACTTCAGGTGGTTCAGGATACACAACATCACCAACAATTACATTTACAGGATTATCAACAGTATCTGCTGCTGCAACTGCAATCGTTAGTGCTGCTGGAACAATCTCTGCTATACACATTAGAAATGCTGGCGTAGGTTACACGGTAACGCCAACTATTTCTATTGCATCGCCTGGCAGTTCTGGTTCAGGAAACTACTCATTTAACGAAACAATTACAGGTGGAACAAGTGGAGCTACAGCAAGAATCAGAACATGGGATGCTGTTACAAATGAATTAGAGATATATAATATCACAGGCACATTCAGAGCTGGAGAAACAATTACAGGGTCATCTTCAGGTGCATCACATCTAATTAGAGTCATTGATGATACTAATTTTGATGATGGGTATGGTGAAAATGATGAGTTTGAACTACAAGCAGATGCTATTTTAGACTTCTCAGAAAACAATCCGTTTGGAACACCATAAATATATGTAACAGGTTATAACAATGTTTGAGTATTTTTACAACGAAATCCTAAGAAAAACAATTATCAGTTTTGGAACACTTTTTAATGGTCTTACTATTAAACAAGATGGATCTACTGTAAAAGTTCCTTTGGCATATGGCCCAACACAAAAGTTTTTAGCTAGATTAGAGCAAGCACCAAATTTAAGTCAAGCAACTCAGATTAGTTTGCCTAGAATGTCATTTGAGTTTACTGGTCTTACTTATGATTCATCTAGAAAGGTAACAACAACTCAGACAATAGCAGTTAAGAATCCAGACGACGGAACAGATATTAAAAAGGTATTCATGCCAGTTCCATATAATATGCAATTTGA